TCTAAGAACTCTTGTCTTACTTGGTCATCGTTTTGTTCAAACAACAATCTAACCGCGACCGCTGAAATTAACTTACGAGCTTGTAACAACAATCTTCTAACATTAATTCTGTCAAGTGCAGACTCTTTAATTTGAGTTGTTTTGTTACCCCAAATTACTGTTCCGACATCTGAGAATGTTGCGATTGGGTTAATTCTACCCTTATAAAGGATATCTCTATCTTCTTGTGTTAACTTCTTACGAGCTTTAATACCGTTAACAAGACCTCTTGTGTAACCCGCAGATGCGAACCATGGGAAGGCGATGTTATCAGTTAACGCTAAGTTTCTAACAACCTCCGCAGTTGGTGGTAAGTAGATTTGTGTATTATTAACAGTATCTCTTGTTAAAATCCATGGATAATAAGTTGCTGTGTAGTTAGAATCTATACCCGTATCCTCTAAGTTTTCAGTAGATTCTTGTGGGTAGATGAAATCTGTTGTAAAGTTAGATGTTGTATTAGTAAACATCTGATAGTCAGGTGTTGTACAAATGTAGATTGAGTCTGCCCTATCAGATTCAATCATATCAATAGCATTTTCAATCAAATTAGAGTTATTAACGTAGTCAACACCAGGTGTTGTAAATACATTAATGTTTACAGCTTCAGGATTGACAAATGTCCATTGTCCCCATAAGTACGCGTAATAATCAGAGTTACCCCAATCTTGTTTATCGGGACCTGTAATTGTTCTAAACGCTCCCCATCCGTCAGCCTGTGGGAATCTAATTGAGGGTGCCGCTCCTTTAAGGAAACCGTTATTACCTAAAATGTATCTATCACCGTTAGTTCTATACTCTCTGTATATGTCCCATCCGTCAAAACCACCTGTAGGTATTAATGTAAACTTACGAGAATTTAATTTGTAGTATGGGCTTTGGTCATCTGGCTCGCTGTTGAATGGTGCGTCACCAACTTCAAAAGCAGTTTCTCCTGACGTTGTATATGTCGGTGGTATCAATATGACAGTAGCTCCAGAGTCCATGTGGAAACCTTTTGTTAGAACGGGCCAAGGAGAAGACTCGGTTGCGTTTGCTAAATCAGATGGATTTTGTTTACCCTTGTAATATGCAAAATCTGCGTCAATACCAACTGTTGTAGAAACACCTAAATAAACTTTTCTTGGGTTGTCTCCCGAACTTCTTGTTACATTATCACCGTTTAATGCTCCGAAAGGTGGATTTGCAATGATTTCACCAGGTGCATCATATTTTGTTTTATAAACTAAGTGTGGAGATTTAAAGTTAGCATATTTTCTTGTTTGATATCCTCTAAATCCACAAGGTAATGCATCAATAGGGGCGTCTTCATTAACTTCTAACATAATATATCTTGACTTTAATTCAAAATCACCATTAGACGTACCTACTTTTTTAGCAACATAACTGTTTAATCCTGGGTCCATAGTACAATTTGTGAATTTTTCAAGAACAACAGGATTTGCGTCTGTATCATAAAAACTTCTAACAACGATATCAAAAGTTAAGTTATTAAATGAAATATTTGCAATTGATATTTTAATCTGTGTGTTTGCCGAATTACCATCAGATATAGAAATAAATTTAAATAGATTAAATACCTCATTACCTCTAAGTTCTGAAACAACATATGGTGTACTTGGTGTTTGGTACTGGTCTAAGTACCAACCGATACTTTGATTGTTTCCATCATCCTCTCTTGCACTTTCTAAACCTAATAGTTCAGTATTTAATCCTCTAATTTTACCTTCACGATAACCAGTATTCATTAAGTTGTAATATAACTCTTCAACAAACAAAGGAACCTCATTTCTATTTTTACCAAAGTTAGTCATACCTAAAACTTTAGAAATGAAATTAGAGTCTGATACATCTAACGATGCTTTAAATGTAAATGTTTCTGAGTCTTTAGTAACACCAGAAATCTCAAACATACTAAATGGGTTTTTTGTTACTCCCGAATATGCTCCTGATGTGTTTAAAGTAACATCTGTCGTTCCAGTGACTTCATAGTCTGAACCGTTATCATTTGAGAATGTAGAAATACCTCTTGAACGTAGTGTTGCAACAACCATATCATGGTAATCTTGTATTGGTGTCGCTGAAAACTCTGTTACGTATACAACGGCATCACCTTCATAGTTATTACCACTTGTATTAGTTAATCCAGTAACAGATAATCCAAAACTACTACCCGTATAAGTATTACTTCCATTATATGGGAATAATGAATAGTACCAAACATCATTTTCAGAAGCTGTTAAATCTGCGTTGTCAGTAGTTAATCCGCTAACGTTAAACACATTAGTTGTTGACTCCCAATTACCTGATGCACCAGTTATTAATGAGTAAGTAGTTGCACTAACAGTACCAAACAAATATGATGTTTTACCTGAATTTGACGGATTAGAAATTTCTGAACTAAATAATTCTTTAAAGTCGTCTTCTAATGTACTTTCACCACCACTAAATGTTGTATATGGATTTGTTAAAATATCGCTTAAATATGAAGGTAAAGACTCACTAGTTATTGTAGTATTGGTACTGTCACCAGAAGTACCTGAGAAAGATACTAAATACGGTGTTGATGGAGCATCTGTAACCTCAACAGTAGATTTATCTACATTACCCACCATAGATAAAGACCATGATGGTCCTGCGTCATAACCCGAAAGTCCGAGTATACGAGTTACAAATAATTGATTTGATTGTTGTAAGTACGCCTTCGCTATATATGCTGCCTCATACTTAGGGATTTGTGTGTTTACAAATTTAGTTGGACTTGTACCACCAAAGTAAGATGTAAACTCATCAAAATTAGTTATAAAGATGGGTTCAAATGCGGGACCCGATAAAGTTTCACCAACAATACCTAAAGTCGTAACACCAACACTTTGAGCCACAAAACTTAAATCTCTTTCTGATGTATATACACCCGGAGATACGAATACTTTGTCTGCCATGTTAAATAGTTTTCTTTTTTATTTATTTTATTGATAAATATTACAAAAAAAACGAAAGTACTAATGTAAAAAACATATATTTATTTAAAAGTATGAATTTTTTCATACTTTTTTCTTACTTTAGTAATTTATTGATGACACAACAAAAAACAAAAAATTTAAAGATATCTGAATATCATCATTCCATTTTAAAAACCTATTGTAAAAATAAGGGTTTAAAAATGTTTAAGTATATTGAAAAATTAATTGAAGAAAATTGTAAAGATGAAACAGACATATATGGAGAATAATTAATCTCCGTATGGTATATGTGCTTGAGTCCTTATAATAGAGTCCAATGACGGGTCATTTTTTACAACATTAATTCTTATAACATCATTTGTGTTTATATTAACCGATTTTAAATCGTCACCAATAAAATTATCATTAATATAAATTGAGTATTGTAAAATGTTTTTGGTTTTCATAAAAGTTAAATCTATAGTATAAGGATATCTTTCAGATAAAGAATTAATACCTGACCTAAATAAAATGTCCAAATCAAAATTTTCAGGATTAGGTGGTTCTTTTTTCGCTCTTCTTGATTTTGTTCCCGTCTCAACCTCAAACAAAGTTAATGCTCTTGTAATTGCGGGTAACACTTCAAACTCATTTTCATCTATTAAAAATCCCATCATTAAGAACTCATAATTTTGAATATAATATTTTCTTTTTTCAATATCCAAAACAGATTCATCAGAAACATTATTTAATATAATTGGAACATAATGTCCCTTAACAAATGTATATGCTTGACGAGATGAGAATTTTTGAAGAACGAGTTTATTGAACTCGTTTAAATGACGCATCTTTGTACAGAATATTTTTACATTATAAGTAATATCAACAGGGACTGGTTGAGGTATTTTATAAATGTCCATACCTTTTCTTTGTCCGTCCCATGTCGGTACTTTCGCATAATAAAATTGTTTTCTATTTGGAATGGTGTATTGTAATGATGGGTTAGTTCCGTACTTAACTTCGGGTTGCCTAACCGTTGCAATAAATGGTGGTTTTATATTTTTATCTAAGTCTTGAAAATTCCAAGTCTCTGTAAACTGAGACCAATTCTGAGTAGTTGTTATAATATCAATAGGATTAACTTTTTTTCCGTCAGCAACCATCTCTAAATCGTCACGAACAAAATCTAACATACCCCTATCCAAATCAGCATGTAAAACACTTTTAGGTAAATAAGTTCCGTCCTCTTGAATATATTCAAGAAGTTCTTTCCTCCTGTCCAACAATATTTTTTCAGGAGTAAGTTTTAAATCTTTTTTTATTTTTTTAGGAAACGCCATTAACTTACAACTTCGTTAATATGAAATATTTTATTTTTTGTATTAATCATATCTATCTCGTTTGCGTTAAATATAGGTTCTTCTGTGTCTTTTTTAACGAACGAGTCATATTTGTAAGGGTTGTATGTAATTACCTTATCATTAGTTTCGGGTGGCATATTTTCACAAGGATACTGACAGTAATCTAATAAATCACCGATAACAAATGCGTGTACATTCTTTCTCATCTCCTGTCTGACTTTTTCCTTACCTCCCTCTCTAACTCTAAATTCTACATTACCCAATTTTACATAGTCGGCATATAATATAATTCTACCTTTATATTGAACTGAAAAAGTTTTTTTGTGTAAGTTATAATAAACCATAACACGAAGACCGATTGGGTCGGGTTTATTTTCATCTCGCTCAACAACCAAACCCATACGAGATTTAATTGTATTTAATTCTTTTAATAGATATCTACTCATAATCCTCTAAATTCATTATCGTTTACTGGTGACGCCACAATACTTCTGTAAAATGGTTTGAACCCACCATATGTGTGCTTGTTATCACTAACAACACGACCGTCATTAACAACAGTATAATATCTGACACGAGACTCCGTTTCATAATAACCTATATAATCTCCATATTCTATATCTATACCCAACTCATCCAAAGAGTCCTGATATACACCAACCTTTAAATTACCAGGTTCCATCTGTGTCATACGACTTTGACCGTAATCCTGATTTTCGGGTTGTTCTATCTGAAC